ACTTCCATGACGTCGGACTTTACGTAATTCCAGGCAGCCTTTGCTGCCTGAACGGCCAGAGTGGATTTCTCTTGCCTTTGTGCTATGGCTCCGACCGTGCCAGCCGGACCCATGTTTGTGGCTTGCGCCATGGCCGTGGGGTGGAACGGCTCAATTTGAGCCACTCCTCTCCACGTGGACTTCCTCTGGGGGATCAACTCGATATGACGAGTGACACGAACACAAATGTTCGTCCCCGCGGGGATGCCAGTGCCAACGATGAAAACAGCATCGAACGAGGGTACTCCCCAAGTCGGAGTGCTGATATCTACCATGCGAGCTATTTCGCGAGGACGCGCGCGAACGAATCCACCGCCAGCCGCAGGGCCAGACCAATCATCATCAAACATAGTTGAAATATTGGCGCCCGCTGCATACGCACCTTGGTTGCTATCCTGGACAATTGCAATACGGCCCGCCGCCAATTGCGCACTACCAATGTATGAAACAGAGACTTGGTGCGTGACGGGACGGCCGTAAAGAAATTCCGCCGAAAGGGCGGCGTGGTCTGGGTGAGCAGCGTACGTAATGGCGCCAACGACGCCTGCGGCGTCGACACTAGCGGAGTAGACAGCCCTGGAGAGGGCTGGAGATACCATAGTGAAGAAGTTGCCTCCTGCGTCCGTAACAACAACGTATTCCTGGGTGAGTTTCTGTGCCACGGAGGGCACAACGTACTCATCAGGAATGCGACATGCAGGGCTTCCCTCGGGGTCAGCCAGGCATTGGCAGTACATATGGACAGGGGGGGCTTGCTTCTTCCTAGGCTGCTTTGCCTCGGTGGGCTTAGCGACCTCCAGCGCTTTTGCAGGGACATCTTTCTTCGCTTTTGCCATTGCTTTACTGGGCACCACCTCCCAGCAAGTGAGCGACGCGTTCGACGACATCGACGCACAACCCCAGGTGAGGGCTGTGCCTCAGCTCGTACTCGAGGGCGAACAAACGCTCCTCGAACATGCTGGGCTGAGGGAACGTGTAGAGGAATGCGGCAAGCATCTTGTCCCAGCGGACCGGCATGGCCGACCCATCGGGATAGAACTTGTAAGCGCAGAATTCCAAGCCGTTAGGCTCAAAGAACTCCATTGCTTTGATCTCCATGCCGTAATGAGCATAAGCTTGCACCACGTCAGGAAATTCCACTCCCTCTGCCACGTCTTCGACGGCATCATCCCCCATCGCGCACACCGCGGTATTTACACCACCGACGAGTTTGGCAAGAATAGTGCGTATGCGAGAATTGCCAGAACTGGTGGTTTTAGCACCAGACTTTTGCAGTCCTTTCCGCCGCTGCGCATAAACCCTGCCGTCAGAGAAAACAAACACAGAGTTCCCCACCAGTTGGGCCCTCTTCATGTGAAGTTCCTCTGAATCGTCTCCAGTTGCGGCCGCTCGACACTCGGCATCAGCATCGAGCATCCATTGGTCAGTGTGCCAATCAAAACCGGCCATATCACTGCCCATGGCTTTCTTCATAGCCTTGAAGTTATTTGACAATATTTGCAAGCCCTCATCATGAAGACCCATGCCCGGTTTGGAGGGCAGAGTGTCCCATGAAGCTATCTCTGCGCGATCCAAGGCGCCGTTCAAGACCCGCTCTACGAGCTGATCAATCAAAGACACCGACATGATGAGGCGATATTTACCTGAATCTACTTTCTTGGTGGAGTGCACCTCGTTCTTCACAAACACCCGGATGGGGTCTACAAAGCCCGCGGCGCAGAGCTCTTCGGCCGGCATTGCCTTGATCTCCTCGACGGTTGCAGCCGCCAGTAGCTCCAACCTGCACATGACTAAGGCATGTACATGATCGTATCCCAGGTTCCTAAACACATCCGCGTTGGTAGGGTGATCCCTCATGAGGGGATAACCCGGCGACGCGCTAGGCTTAACATTTCCCAGCTCTTCCGTCAAGATGTTGGCACATTGTGCCAGATCTAAATGTACTTGAGGGTACTCAGAAACCATAGCGCGCAAGACAGGTTCCAACTCGTCCCGTGGGGGGGCGCGGTTTTCCAGGCCCACGAAAGAAGCGTACTGAGTCTTAAAGCTATTAACGGCGGAGGCTGCAGACTTGTCGGGCTCATGCCAATTAGCCAATTCTGGCACAAGCTCCTTGCCCTTATCCAAGGCCAGGTTCGACTTAGGAGTCGGGTCGGGTTTGAGTGGTCTCACTCGACCTAGGAACTGGTA